TGCCTCACTCGGTATGGCATAAAGCAGTATTCGACCATGCCAGCGATCTTAATCTGGCCATCAACGAGGTGTTCAATCTAATTGTCGATGGCGGGATGGCCTCGGTGTGGGGCGTCCGTCAGTTGCGATTGGAAGATTTGGAAGATCCGGGGCAGGTGGCAAATGGCATCCCGCAGGGCGCGACTCTGGTTGTCAAGCAAACGCTGCCTCACAATGCGAAGGTCCTGGAAACTGTCACGGAAGCTGACATCCCGAAGGAAGCACTGGCTATGTACGACCTCCTGAATAGGGAGTTCGACGAAGCGGCCATGACGAATGATACCAGCCCTGGCGCAATGCCTCCGATTAGCAGCAAGACGCCGGCCGTTGCGTTTCTTCAGAACAGCCAGAGTCAGAACATGATGCTGGATGGCATCATTCAGGACCTGGAGACCGAGGTCATAACTCGGGTGTTGCGCCTGTCGTTCTTGACCATCCTGCAGAACGCCGACACAATACCGGACAAGGCATTTAGTAATCCGTTCGACAAGCGCGTTGCTCTTATGATCGTGAGGGCTGCGGCTCCGGAGCGCTATGCAATGTTTGCGGGGCGCGCACAGTTTAAAGTCAATGGCATCAGCTCGGCGATGACCAAGGCTTTGGACTTCCAGAAGATGATGGCCCTCCTGCAGGCTATGGCCATCGATCCTATGCTGAAGCAGAGCTTCATGATGGAATATAGTCCGCGAAAAATCATAGCCCAGTTCTTCAGAACGTTGAACCTCAACAGCGAGGATTTCAAGAAGTCACCTGAAGAGATCAAGCAGATGTCTCAGGAGCTGGCTAGGACGAACGCCACAAATCAGATGCTCCAGGGCGGTCCTAAGAATTCGGAGGGTCAGGCGGCTGGCGTAGCCAGCGGACCAGGAACCGGAGGTTCCCCGATGACCGCAACTATTCAACAGCAGGCGAACCCGGCCACGGGAATGCCCAATATGTAAGGAGTGTGGCATTGTGAAATACGGACCCAAAAAGGGCACGAAAAAGGTGGCCAAGGTCATGCGAGAGTACAACTCTGGCTCTCTGCATAGCGGCTCGAAGAAAGGTCCTGTGGTTACCAGCAAAAAGCAGGCGGTGGCCATTGGTCTGAGCGAGCAGCGCAAAGCTGACAAGAAACGCAAGAGTAGGACGAGCGGAGTATGAAGAACCTACACATTACTACGCAGAACCAGAACCGGATGTTCGACAAGAAGGCGAAGCTGGAAGGTTCTGGCAAGGGTCCCAAGTCCACTGACGGTGGCAAGGACCTGGGTCGCGGTGCTACAAACAGCCTTGGGCGTCATATGTACAACAAGGTGTATAGCCCCAGCGCAGACGCCAACAACCACAACAAGCAACCCAAAAGCGGGAACTATTGCTAATGTCCGCAGCCGATGAACGCAGCCTCATCGAAGCGCTGAAGCACAATCAAAAGGTCTCTGGCGGTCAAACGCTGGAGACCCGCATGGCCGATCTGGCCGTTTGGTTCAATCACCATCGCCGTCAAATCCCTACCGAGAACGTGGTCAAGAGAGCCGAGTTCTACGAGAAGGCGTTTTGGGTTCAGATGGAGATCAATGCGTTACTTCTGGAGCGTATGAGAAAGATGCGCCCTGGTGGAGAGTTATGGCTCCCCAGTGGTATGCTCATGGACAATCAGAGGGAGTTCGCATGACCGAGAAGAATTTGAAGGACATGGAGGACGGCCACACTGCAGGTGTGATCCATGGACTTTTTGCAGATTTCTTGCAGCAGCAGGCCGTGCTGACTGTTAGCAAGATGATCGCTAGTTATCGCAGCAATACGCTGGATCACGATAAGCTAGTTGGCTTTGTCGGCGAGCTTGCTTGTATCGATAACATTGTCAATGAGCTGGAGAACCGACAGCGCCGCGGCTTCACAGCAAGAGAGAAGGAACTGAAGTAATGCCAAGACCGTACCGCCCCCGCAATCGTCCCAATCCAGACGCCGCAGTCCTGCAAGGTGGACCCGGCCAGGAAGGCGAATGGGATGAAGAACTCCATCTCGACGATGACGAGGAGGAGGAAGATCAGGGTCTAAATCCGCCAGCTCCACCGAGGCCAGATCCCCTTGCGGCCATTAATGAGAGAATGGCGCGACTTGAGGCTGAAAACGCTGCGTTGCGTCGATCGATCCCGCCAGTACAGCCGGCCCAACCAACTCCTGCCGCTGATCCCTTCGATGCAATCGACTGGGAGACGGAGCTGTACGCTGATCCCAAGGGCGCCTTGAAGAAGTACGGCAATATTGTGAAGGCGGAGGTCACTAGAGACCTAACCTCCAAGTATCAACAGGAGCGTGGCCAGACGCGGTTCTGGGATGACTTCTATAAAGCGCACAAGGACCTGAAGAACGATCACTTCCTTGTCCAAGCCACGTTGACGGCCAATTTGAATGACCTCGCGAATGTCCCCGTTGCCGAGGCCATGAATAAGCTGGCCGACTTGACGCGGGAAAACATTATGCGGTATTCCAAAAAAGGTTCGGGTCGAAAGGCCCGTGTTGAGGGGAACGATCCGCCGCAGCCTCGGCCGCAACCTCGAGAAGAGCCAACCGTCGTGACGCTTGGAGATATCCTGCGGGCTCGCCGAGAGGCAAGGCGCAAGGGTCAGGCAGCTTGAGGATTTGAGATGAGTTTTTCCTGGACTTTCGACGCACCGACGGGCACCTATAAGAATTTCGCCCTCTCAAGCGAACTCTTCGAGGCCGCCGTCGAGAACAGCGTCTGCATGGACCATGTTAGCACCGTTCAGGGCTATGGTCGCAAAATGGGTGAGTCGGTTACACTGACTCGGGTGAAGAACGTCACTGAGCCGGTCAGTGCCGAGCTGGACGAACAGCTCCGCATCCCGGAAGACGAGTTCAACCTGTCGACCCGCTCGATCACGGTGAAGGAGCTTGGTCGCGCCATCCCCTACACCAGCCTTTCACTGGACCTGTCCAAGTACGACTTGGAGAATCCCATCCAGCGGAAGCTCCGCGAGCAGATGCGGCTGGTTCTGGACACTATGGCCGCTACGGCGTTTAAAGAAACGCTGATCAAGGCGGTCTTCACAGACGCCAACACCACCACCTTTACGACGAACGGCACGCCTTCCGGCGCGTCCACCGTGAACTGGTCGTTCCTTCATATCGAGAACATCCGAGATTATATGTTCGACACTCTCCAGGTTCCCCCGCTTGAGGGTGGTGACTACCTGGCTATTGTCCGCACTCTCGGACTGCGTGGCATCAAGCGCGACGACAACTGGGAAGAGTGGCACAAGTACACTGATCCCCAGGCGAAGTTCAACGGCGAGGTTGGCCGGATCGAAAGCATTCGGTTCATCGAGACCAACCATGCTCGCGCCTTCGGAAAGATCGGAACCGGCTCGGTGCTTGGCGAAGGTGTTGTGTTCGGCGACGAAGGTGTTGCTATCGCCGAGGCGATGACCCCTGAGCTGAGGGCTGCCATTCCGGGTGACTTTGGTCGCTCGCGTGCGGTTGCGTGGTATGGCATTCTGGCATTCGAGCCGATCTGGGACACTGGCAACGCCGGTGAGGCCAAGATCGTCCACGTGACCAGTGGCTGATAAGGAGTAGAAATGTACGACCATCAGAGAGATGTCCCGCTTCTTCTTGCGGGCGCGGCAGCTACGGATGCCGATATTGCACTGGGGACGGCTGCGGTTGTGGCCGTGGCCTATGCAGGTCTTCAGCCGTTCAAGGTCACCGACCTAACGGCGCAGGTCGTAACGACCTTCGATACGGCAGACACTGTCCTGACCGTCACTCGTCGGCCGACGCCTGGATCTGGCACAGGTGCCGTGACTATCGGCACTCTGACCATTCCGAATGCCGCAGCGGCTCCGAATGTCTACTACAAGGAGTTCGATCCGGTTACGATCTCGCCCGGTGAGGAGATCGTGATTTCCACTGACGGTGGGACCACGAACGGCACCGCCATTCTCAGATTGGGTAGTCGACCCGCCTGGGAACATCCGAGCAATAACTCCAAACTGATCGCGAGTGCGTAATGCCATTCGATCTCCAGGTACACAGGACCTCCAAGGAAACGGGAGAGATCACATCGGTCTCCCCCTATATCCTCCTCATGGGGAGGGATGGCTCGATCTATGTGCGGGATGGCCGCTTCTGGTATGATAACGGCGACGAGTGCCTCGCCGAGGACCTGCCGGAATGGGTCAATGAGGCGGTTGCCAAGCTAGGCAATGCCTGCCGCGCCGAGGTCGGCCTCCCGCTCCGCGATGAAACGCCAACAAGGGTGGTGAGCCGTGGCAGGACGCGCGGGCAATCCTCAGCCTCCGAATAGTAACCACGACGTCACTGAGACGTCTGGCTATGAATTTGAGGAAAAGATCCCATTTAGGACGAGCAACGGCTTCGGCGGTACGCAGACCAAGCTGCCGAAGGGCCATCTCGCGCGGCGCGATACGCCGCCAGTTGCAAAGCAGATGAGCAGCGGCAAACGCCGCTAAGGCGGTTGCTATGCCATTTGAGAATACTAAGGCGTTGAAGGAGGATGTCCTTCAAAGGGGTTCAGAGAGCCCTACATCCTCTCCCTACAACGATCAAGTCATCAGATATCTCAACAGAGTCTATCGAACTCTGTGCTCTGGTGCGTCTGAGTTCCTCCCTGAGTACGTCGACGACTGGTGGTGGATGCGCGCTAGAGGCATCCTCACCCTTGTTCCTATGCGTGAAGGGAGCATCGCCGTCACGCAGAACGATACGGCAGTTACATTTGGCGCCGCTATCGCGGACAGCGTGGCTGGCTATAAGCTCAGGGTGGTTAATCATCCCGAGGTCTTTACGATAGCTACTCATACTGCTGGCGCCACGGCTGCAACCCTCGACAGTCCCTTCACCGGCCAGACAAATTCCGCCGCCGCGTATAAGCTGATGAAGACTTCGTACTCACTCGATGCGGCGGTCAACAGCCTTATGAGCCCCATGACTGGATATCGGGGCATCTCCAAGATTGTCGGCATCACGCCTGAGCGGATGGATGACCAGTATCCGTTGGTCAATCTGATGGCAGGCGTCCCCAGTGCATTCAGCCTGGAGTCTGACTCAACTGTTAGGTTTTCACATGGCGGTCTGACGAATGGGGAATCTATGCGGGTAGAGTATGGCTATCGACCGGCAGTGAGTGACCTGACAGACAGCACATCGAGCACCCCAATAGTTCCATTGCAATGGCGCCATTTGCTGAGCGACATGGCTCTGACCTATCTACTGTTGGATAAGAATGATGACAGATCAAACGCAATAGCGCTGAGTGCTCGTACTGGGCTGGCTGCTATGCTGAAAGAGAATAGACGCCGACTGACTAAGATTGGTGGATCGTACACAGGTATGATCTTCCCGCGTCAGTCTGCAGCGAGCAATGGTAGGTTGGATCTGCTTCGTACTGAGTCCGGCCTCATAATTGGTGGCCCATAAAGGCTTGATCAAATTTTGATCAATGTTTACTAGCGATGACATTCAGAGGTCCCGCAATCACGCTGCCCATTGGGCTGCAGGGCTTTAGTGGCTCAAGGAACCCAAGCAAGCTGGGGCCTGGACACTTTGGCTACGTGGATGGCGTGGACATAGATGGCGAAGTCATCACTAAGGAGAATGGCGCCGAGCTCTATACCGACACACCACTGGCGGGCAACGTCATTGCAGGGATTAACTGGAGCCCAGTTCCTGGAACCCTGAACGACATTGTCGTAACGACTGAGGACAAGGTCCGAAAAGATACGGGCGATGGTACGTTCTCGGTCGACATGGGGGCCTTCACAGCTCCCGCCATATATCCTCCATTCTTTGTGCGCGCCGGTGGCGAGGACGTTGGCGAAGCACGCAAGCTGTTCATTTATAGTGACAGCAATCAGGTCCAGGTCATCGAAGGAACTGGCGCGACCATTACAGATATCAGTACTCCCCCCGCAGACTGGGCATCCAGTTTTCCAATCTTTGGCGTATCACATAGATCGCGCATATTCGCTGGCGGTAATTCGAGTGATCCGCATCGCATCTACTATAGCACCGTAACAGATCACCAAGATTTTACAGGGACTGGCTCTGGAAACCTGCCGGTGTATCCTGCTGAGGGTGAACAGCTCATCGGTGGGATCAGCTACAAAGGCATCTTAATTCTCTTTAAGTATCCGCGTGGCATCTATTTGGTCAACACAATCGACGCTGACATTACGAACTGGCGCGTCGATAAACTGACTGATGCGGTTGGCGCTGTGAGTCCATGGACCATAGTCCAGATTGGCAACGACGTCTTGTATCTGATGAACGATGGAACGTTCCATCTGTTGAGCGCAACGCAAGATTTCGGCGATATCAACACTAGCAATATCAGCCACGATCCTAACTACGTCGACGTATTCATGCGCGCCAACGTGGCGCTGGCCAGTCTGAAGAAGGCCATGGGCGCCTGGTATGCCGCGCGCAGCAAGGCTTGGTTCATGGTCCCAGCCATTGGCACAACCGAGAATAATCTTCGCATCGCCATAGATTTCAACAATCCCCAGGCCGGGCCTCGCTATTACCTAAGCCGCCGCGATGTGGGTCTGGCCCTCTGGATGAAGCCTGGCGCCACGACCGTTGATCAGCCTGTCCTGAGTGATAGCGATGGTCAGGTCTGGCTCATGGATCGTGATGGGGTTCTCAATAAGGATGGTGACGCATACAGTATGCGCTTCGAGTCCTCAGAGAACGACTTCAGCTTTGCGGATACTAATCTGGGAGCCAAGACTAAGAATGGCCAATACATTGAGGTGACGGCTGACGTTCAGAGAGAGTCCACAATCACTATCGTCCCATACTGGGACGGAAACCCCACAGATCCGATCATCATGGATCTTGCTGCAGAGGGTGCGGCCCTTGACGAATTCCAGCTTGATGTCGATGAACTGGGAACTGCAGGCACTGTCATCGTGCGCCGTCCATTGACGGGCCAAGGTCGCCGTCTTAAACTCCTGTTCCAGAATAACATCGCAGATAGTGAGGTTCGGATCGGAGAGATCCGAGTTGGCTACACTATCGCGGACGAAAGGGTTTCGGTGCTACAATGACATTAGCCTGTCCGCAGTGTGTGAGAAAGCTGCCAACTGGCCTGATCGTTGAGATCAAGTGTAAGGGCTGCGGCAAGACCATAGCCATAGGTGAGGGACGCTCCATGAAGCGAACCCCACAGTACACTGAGATTAAGATGATCTTCCCTGATGGCCTGAAAGCTGTTACGCACATATGTAAGGGATGCGCCGCAACTGTCGATGAGGATCGCGAGCGGCTGCTCGAAATGTACAACGCGGATGTTGATCTCCTGGCGGCTGAGGTCCCCAGGCTCATCGGGCTAAAGAGAGATGCGAAAGATGGTCTTCCGCGTCTGCTTGAGATGATGGTTGGAATGAATGGCATCCCATGACAGCACTGACGCCACACACAGTCCGTGCAATGGGCACCATTCTCACGGCTGTTATCTACAATGCTGATCACATAAATCATTATCTCAACGCCTTGGCGTTGGATAATAACTTTGGCAATTTTTACACGAAGGCCGAGGCCAATGCTCAGTTTCAGCCAATTGCTGAGTCTGGCTCTATCTTTCGGCGCCGGATGGTTCTTGGCGTCGATGGTGAACAGGGTGAACAGGGACCGCCAGGCCCGAAAGGCAGTCGCGGCGTTCCAGGACCTGCGGGTCCGACCGGACCGACCGGACCGACAGGCCTAACTGGCCCTCGTGGTCGCGCCGTCGTAGTCTCACCCATCGAGGGAGCTGAAGGCGCTCAGGGCTTTCCAGGTCCTCGTGGATCAAGAGGGCAGGTTGGCGCACCTGGACCGACAGGTGCGACCGGACCTGCATCGAGCAAGTCCTTTATCGTTGCTGCATCTGATGAGACCACAGCGCTGACCACTGGCACCGCCAAGGTCACATTTCGAATGCCGTTTGCCATGACCCTGACTGCGGTCAGGGCAACGCTTAGCACGACGCAGACCTCTGGCAACATTCTTACCATAGATATTAATGAGGCCGGCTCTACAATTCTGTCAACCAAACTGACCATCGACAATGGTGAGGAGACATCTACCACGGCCGCGACGCCGGCTGTTATTTCCGACAGCGCGCTGGCCGACGATGCCGAGATTACCATCGATATAGATCAGGTCGGCGACGGCACGGCGAAGGGTCTCAAGGTTGTGCTGATTGGAACTTAGCGTTATGACAAACCTAGTCATCAATCCATTTCTGGTAATTCCCCCACCGGAGGTGCTTGAGCTTACGCAGGTCCTTTCAGCGGCCTCAGCAACCGCATCCATCACACAGCCAGTTGGAATTCAGGCTGGCGATTTAATTATCTTTGCCAATCTTGCCACCAATTCTCCGCCCCCTGCTGCATCTGTTCCGTCTGGATATACTCAGCTTCTCACTATCAGTAACTCAGCATCTCGCGTCGTTCTCAGCTATAAGATCGCCGACGGAACAGAGGGGGGAAACAACGTCACTGGAATGACTACCCCGGGTGGCGTTCGCGGCGGAATTGTCGTATATCGTCCGAATAGGTCCATAGTGAGCGTCAGTGGCAGCGATCCGGCCCTTGAGATTACGAGCGGCAATCCAGTTAGTCAAACCGTCAATGCATCCGTCGCCATTCCCCCAGTCATTATTATCGGTCTGTATTGGGCGCTATCTGGGGCGATCGATCCGAGAACGATGAGCCCAGCTAAAGATGGCGAAGTCAACGCTGGGACCACCTTCTATCTTGCGTGGAAGCTTTATGCCAGTAGTCCGCAAGATACCAGTGTCGATATGGATGATGAGGGTTTTTCAAATATCGTCTTTAGCGCTTATGTAGAGGTTACCTAGCCCAGGTAGAACCATAGGAGACTTAAATGCCCGGAACAGTCAAACGTATTGGTCCCGTTGCTCTCACGACAACTATGACCACCGACATTTACAACAACACGTCGGCGTTGATCTTTGATGTGCTGAAGCACATCCATATCGCGAATAAGAGCGGCGCGGCTGCGACGTTCAGTCTGTGGCTTGGAGCTACGGGCGGCAACGTCGCCGGCACTGAGCTTTTTACTGATGTCAGCATCGAAGCGGGTGATTACTTCGACTGGTATGGCAACATATTCATGGACAATGGCGACTTCCTTGTCGGCGGGTCTGACACTGCAACAGCCCTCACTCTGATGGCTACGACGGAGCAGTTTGTGGTCTAATGAGCACTATTAGTGGCCATACAGTTAGAGCGTCGGGAACGATTTTGACGGCGGCGATCTATAACGCCGATCATCTTAATCATATCACGAATGCGCTGGCTCTGAATGCTGACAAGTTGGAGGGTGCCAGTCCTCCAACTGTGGATGGCCACATTGCCGTGTTCGATGGAGTTTCCGGCGCCGTTCTCAGGGATGGTGGCTATGTAGCTGCCAGCACAGAAGATCTCGATGCATTGGAAGCTGCCTTAACAGCCGCAATAGCACTTAAGGTTGCTAAGGCTGGCGACACCATGACAGGCGCGCTGACAACAGTCGGCCTGAAATGGACCAGGGCTATTCAGCTAGCAGTCAGTACTGATCTGAACACAATAACCGATGCGGGCTTCTATGATGGTCAGACACTAACCAATGCACCCGACACTGGATGGTGGTACATCTTAGTCCAGCAGCATTCGAATAGTGCGAACTGGGTCACGCAGACTGCGTGGGAGTTGGATAGCGCCGGCGCAGATCAAATGCACGTTCGGTGGCGCCGAGACGGCACCTGGACGGCATGGCGCCAGATACTGAACAGCAACGATCTGTCTGACCAGGCGACTGCAGAGGCTGGTACAAACAACACTAAGTGGATGTCTCCGCTTCGCACCGCGCAGGCCATCGCGACGCTAGCTAAGACTGTCGATCTGCCTGCCGCATCCACTGTATTCGATAATGCTACGATTTGGGATACAGGTATCCTTGCCTCAACTGCACGGGCGGGCTTCCTAATTAAGCAAGATGGAAGTTCTGGTGCAGCTCAAGTGTCATTGGATGGTGGCACAAATTATACAACATTTCTAACAGGCGGCAATATAGATGCTATTGGTATGCTATTTGTCGATGGCCCCCATGCTAGAATTGGCACATTTAGTATCGTGATATCAAGTAATGAGACTGGCCTTAGTGTAACCCCAAATGCCCTTCAGCAAACTATTACAGTCGGTGCGGGTAACATCAAACTTAAGGGCTCCACTGGCCAGGACTGGATCGGGTTCAAGGTGATGGGATGACAACAAGTTATCGCATAGCGCAGTCTGATGAAGACTATGAAGCTTGTAGAAAACTCATGAGATCGACCGGCATTGTCGATAACGATCTGGGCTTTCCTACGCTCGTGGCAATAGATGAAAAGGGCCTCGTAGGCTTTGTCGCTACGACGCCAAGGCCGGATATGGTGCTTGCGGGTCCATTGGTTATGCGTCAGGATAAGACGCGTCCATTTACTGCAAAACGAATGGCGGAGATGTACGAACTGGCCCTGAAGCGCCTCGGGATCACTTCATTCATCTTCTATGCGGATGAAAAAGATAGTGTGTTCGTCAAGGTGATGAACCGATACTTTCCAGATGTTAAGCCATATGCCAAGAATGGCTCGACTTTGTTCTATTCGTGGCACATTGACAAGATGCGAGAAGTGGCATGATGGGCGGCGGCGTCAAGGTCCCAGGACCCTCCAAAGAAGAAAAGGCCCTGCAAGCGCAGCAGGCCGAGCTTCTTCGTGTGCAAACTGAGATCCTTCAGCAGCAGCGCCAACAGCAGGCCGTCTTGCTGCCGTTCTTAGCTGAACAGGAGGGCTTCCAGGTCGAGACCGATGATCAGGGCAATATCACCAAGATCAGCAAGACGCCCTCAGAGCTCGATAACATGAAGAAGGAGCTGGAAACCCAGCTTACGCAGCGAAGCCTGGATGCCCTGGCAGGCAATCTGCCCGTTAGCCCTGGCCTTGAAAAGGAACTGACGAGACAGGAAACCACGCTTCGTGAGAAGCTGGCGCAGCAGTTTGGACCGGGCTATGAAACAAGCACTCCAGGCATTCAGGCTCTGGGGGATTACTTCCAGAATTCCGAGGTCCTCAGAGAGGGTGCACGTACTGGTATGCTCAGCCTTGCTGAACAGCTCGGCATCTCGAGAGAGCAACAGAACCAGTACAGCCAGCAGTCCAGTCAGGACTTCCTACGACAGATTGCAGTGGGAGATCCTCTTACATTTGCAGGCGCTTTCGGGCAAGTAGCAGCAGGCTATGGCAAGGCCCAAGAGCCTTACATCCAACAGCGACAGATGCAGCTTCAGGCCTCCATTGCGAATGCTCAGAGTAGCGCTAGCATGTTTGGCGCGGGCATCGGTCTGATTGGCTCGCTCTTCAGCGATGACGATCTGAAAGAGGATATCGAATTCATAGGCGTGTTCTTGGAGCCCTTCGGTATTCCCGTGTATGAGTACACGTATGATGGGCAGAGAGTGCTCGGCGTCCTGGCGAGCGACGTGATGGAGAACGCGCCGGGCTACGTCGGCGAGCGTATGGGCTATCGCACTGTTCAGTACGAGGACCTCCATGGCGGACTATGATCCCTTCGACCAGCAGCCTGCAATCCTGCCGACTGATCCGAACTCGTCTTTCTCGACGCCTGACATCATGGCTGCGTATCAGGGCTTTCGTCAACAGCAGCAAGATTTTATACAGCAACAGGC